CAGCTGAATCCCTGAACTTCTTTGTTGTTCCAGGTATCTTTGTTCTGCTTAGATATGCCTGAGCAGCAGAAGAAAACGCATAGTTTTCATCATTAAAGATTGCTCCAAGGGTAGTCAAGTCACCCTTTTCGCCAATGGCTGACACGATGTTTTGAATGGAATCTTTATTACGCTTAATTAGGCTTACTGCTGTTTTATCAGGACGTACGCCAGATACTGGGTCGGTAAGTCTTTCGGCAAGCATGAAGTATTCTGGATACTTTTCCACGAACATCTCTGTTGCTTCAGCACCATAAGCGTCTTGCATCTTGTTGAGGATATCTACATATCCGCTAACAGCAGTGACCAATCGGCCCTGGACTGGCAGCGTAGATGCACTCAAGAAGCGTAAGATTGATGTGTAAAAAGACTTCTTCTCAGCCTGTACTGCAATCTCTGAATACTCCTGAGCGTTTGGCTTACGGCCATTGTTGTCCTTGATGAACTGTACCATCTCGGTATCAATGAACATCTTAACATCTTTGTTGAATTGTTCTCCGCTTTGGGAAAATCCAGCAGCAAATACCTGAGATAAACGACGAGCTGTATTAGGAGTAAGCGCATTCAATGAATTCTGCTGTACACCAAATGGTAGAACTACGTCGATGAATCTGTTTTCAATGTTTGTACGACGGGCAAATTCATTTACGCTTGCTGCCGCAAACGGGTGGAATGAGATGATGTCGCCACCAGTTGGATTGTCTGGGTTGAACCAAGATGTAGGAATACGAGAGCTTAGACCAAAGTATGGTAGGTCAACTTCAAAGTACTGTGTACCGTTTGAGTCTTCCTGTACATCTGAAATCATTTCTGGCAATGAAGCAAACTTAAGCTTCTTAACCAAGAAGTCAGGGTGTTCCATTGTGATTCGGCCGTACGCTCTGAACTGTTCTACTACCGCAGGGAAAAACGCTAGTAAGTAGTTTGTCCATCCAGCATAGTTCATGTTACGGTGGAACGAGTTAAGCTTTTCACGATACTCGCGTAGAGCAAACTCACGTGCACGCTGCTCAAAGCGAGCCTTATCCTTTGCAGTTAGCACACGGTTCTGAGAGTTAGCAACCCATATCTGGGATTGCAACTCCTGCTCGTACTTAACTCTAAAGTATGGGTTAAATGCCAACTTAGATGTAGGCATAGTTGATAGCCATGCAACCGCATCCTTAGTTAACTGACGACCCTGGGTATAGAGTCCACTTGTTCCAATCATGTCATCAACCATGTCACCGAATACTGGTGGACGCTGGTTAACATCTGGATATAGCTTCTTAAGTTCTAGGATAGATAGCTTGTCCTCAATAATCAACTTCTTAAGTTGAGGGGTTGGAGCATACATATCTACAAGAGTCTTAACTCTTTCGTAAATCTCAATAGCATCGCTACGCTTAGCTGCAAATCGGTCCATGTAACTGAAACCCTCATTGCTCTTTAGGAAATTTACAATAGTAGCATCGCTTCTTCCTTCAAGAACCATGCGTGCTACTGGGTCAAAACGAACCTTGTCGTTAAGAATTTGTTCCCAAGCAAGGAGATGAGTTGCCTCATCTGCTGGTAGAATAGCACGTGAACCAGTACGGCTACGGCGTGCATTCTCAATAGCAAGTTCTTTGACAGACGCCATCGCTCGACGAAGGTCATCCTTCTGTGTAATCTTAGACATAAATAGCTGGCCAAAACGTCCAGCACCTGCTGCCTCGAATACTTCTCCATCAACTTCAACTGTCTGTCTGCGAATTCTATTTGGCTTAATCCCCTGAATCGCTGCATTTTCTCTAGCGCGAAGCATCTTTATGTTAGACTCAATGGTACGGTAGTGCTGAATGTCAACCAAGAGATTTGATTTAATCTTCTTTGGTGGGTTCAACGGGTCATAGCCAGCAGCCTTGAGCTGCTTTCCTAGACTATTGAGGACAACTTGACGTGAGTCAATCTCTTGACGCAAGAATGCAATATTCTTGTTCTTATCTAACTTGCTACCAAGCCAGCGATTCGCACGTGTAACTGTGTTGCTGGTGTTAAGGACAGCATCGATGGCGTCTTCGCCAAGCTTTGACCATACGTCAAATAGTACGGCATCTCCCCACGCACGGATGTGTGAATCTTTAATAACGTTAGCTGGGTATCCAGTACGAAGCAATGTTCCTGTACGCCACAGACCATTGAGTTCGTCAGCAATCAAACGTGCCGCATCTTTAGTCTGCATCCCTATGGTTGCTGCTTGTCCGTTGCGCTTAGCAAATTCTCCAAGAGCCTTGTCAACCATTGTCCAGTCTGGAAGCATGCTGCCGTTGGCCAACTGTGTAATAAGTTGAGCGTCGCTAATTAGACTCAAAGGGTCCTGAGGGTCATTCATGTAACCCTCTTTGAAGTTGTTTGCGCGACGCGCTTCTACCTGAACTAAACGATGGTTAGTGATATATGAATCAATTGCCTCATCAACAATCATTGGTGCAATCTTGTGCTTGTTGGCAAGAAGCTTAAACCCAGTTGCAACGTATTCTTCAATAACAAGATTTTTGTCAGATTCGGTTCTAGCTGTTGTCCACTTGTCAAATACTCTTACGTTGTTGTCAGCAACTGATGCGCCAACCTTCTCTGCCTCACGCAAGCTGGCAGCGATACGTGTATTTGCAACGACTGGTTCATTATAGTTAACTACACCATCAGGTGCGTCATTTGTAATTCTATCGACGCCACGAATGAATGGCGATAGTGGGTTCTTTTGATACGCCCACTGATATGCTTTACCAATTCCAGTTTCAGGAACAAAGTCTGCTGTACCAGCAACAGAGCGAGATGCTGCTTCCTTGGCAAAGTCATTACGAATCTTCTCAATATAAGCCCAGCGAGATACGGTCCTATTTTTCATAGCACCATCTAGCTGTAGGGCGTCATCAAGCCACTGCGTTTCTTTACGCAATGCTTCCATTTCAGCTTTGACCATATCAAAGTTATTAGTAAATCTTTTAGACAAAGGTATTAAGTTACCCTTGTATTGAAAGTTAATGATACCACCCTTGCTGACTGACTGGATAGCATCTTCATATCTAGCAAATTCAGCAAATGTCGAGGCATGCTTTTTGGCTAATTCTTCGATAGCTGGGAGATATCCTCGACCAACTAGAAGCAGATTACCAATCTCATCGAAGCTTTTACCAGCAAATAGATGTGCAGATACCTGACCTATTTCGCTATCAAAGTCTTTGCGTGCACCAATTTCGTAGCCCTTGCTATTCTGGAAGAATTCAAAGACTGACTTGTATGGTGTATCTTCACCAGCCATGGTGCGCTTAATCAAATCTACATCTTCTTCAAGACGCTTAGCAACGCGTTGTGCTTCATTAGCGCCGAATATCTTTCGCTGAAAACCAGTCATTGGTTCAGCAAGTGGGCGTACTGTAGCGCTGCGCACGGCAGCACCTGTTAGTTTAGCGGCGGCAACATCAGCACCAAATGTTAGTTCTGCACCAAAGTTAAGAAATCCAGATGTCACAGCTCCGATACCTCGGCTTGTATCACCCATTGTCTTAAAGCCTGGAATCTGTGCGATGACGTTTCGAGTCACATCGCGGCCCAAGTTATATCTAACCTGACCAGCTTCACTTTCAGAAAACTTTGCAGATGTATTAAGAGTCTTGCTTAGCTGTGCACCGAACTCTGTTTCAGCGACATCACGCTGAGCCTTACCGATTAGTGCTACACCAAGTGATGCACCAGCGATTGCTCCTGCTGGGCCAAGCGCTGAACCTAAAACGCCGCCAATTGCTCCACCTGCAAGCATGGTGAGACCAGTAAGTAATCCCATGCCAGTGTTCTTTTCGCTTACGTCACGAACGAATGCGTAGTTAGAACGAAAGTTTTTTGCACCAGCCTGGAGTAATGTTGTTGCTCCGCCACCAGTTGCTTTGTCAATACCAATGATTCCAAGGCCCGCACCAGCGCCAAGCGCTGCACCTACTGGTCCACCAACCAAGAGGCCAAGGGTTCCAGATGTAAGTACTGGGTTAAAGGTTGCCACATTTACCGCAGTTTTGCGTACAGTTTCTACAGAATCATTCCAGTGTCCTGGATTTTCTGGTAGTTTATTGGCAAGTTCTAGTGTGGTTCCAAAGGCAACGCGTCCACCAGTGACATCAGATGGTAATGCTTTTGCGCCTCCGAGACCAAACTGAATCCCAGCCATTTTATCAAAGACATTTGACGCCATCAGATAAGAGTCCTTAGGTAATTCATATACTCTTTAGTGGACTGTGGTGTATCAGGTTGGTTAGCCCATACTTCCATTAGTGGGAAAAAGCTGCGTAGTTGTTCCATATCAGGAGCAATTTCCTGCTGTGCAGGAGTGCCAAGCATCATACGTGTTTCTGGTGTAGAACCAAAACGTACATCTTGCTCTGGTAATTCAGTCTCCGCTGTTAACGGAGTTACTGCTGGAAGTTGAGGAACTGGTGTGGCTGGTGTTTCTGGGGCTGCAGTGCGGGCTGCTTTGTTGCCTTCAACACGTTGTTCATTGAGAGCTTTATTTTGACCATAAGCAAAGCCCTTGTAATCGCCAGATTGTCCAGCTCCGCCTGTTGCAGAAACATTTGCTGGGTTATTCTGTGGGGCAGTTGGTCGCATTCCCCCTCTATTTTCAGCCATGTTTCCTCCTATTTAGAATGCTTAAATTGTGTTTTAGATATGTAAGGACCTGATGTAAATGCCGATACTCTAGACGCAATCTCCATTGCTTCGTATGCATCTGCTCCTGCGTATAGTGCACCTATGGCAAAATACGCTCCGCTTCCTGCTGCGTATACACCAGACTCATTCTGGCTTACGCTAAGTTCATCATCGACATCAAAGATTTCGCCACATACTGCAATCAGAAACTGGAATCTCTGCTCAGTCCTAGGCTCATCGAAGTTGAATCCATTAGCAGATAAAGTTCTGCGCAATGATGGCATTGCTTTTGAAATCATAAAGTGGTACAAATCGGACTTATCCGACTTAGTAGGAGTTGGTGGCTCCCAGATATGTTGTGCTACATCGCAAGGTAATACTTCACCAGAGCCTGCAATTAAGTAACCATTGCGCTCTGATATCTTCTTTGTATTAGGATGCTTGTAGATATAACCAGAATCATCAGTAGTTTGGCTGTCAGCAACCAAGATGCAATCTTTATCGTATTGAATGCCGATAATCGTTGTCATTGTCCCCCGCCTTTTCTATCTACGTCGAATAGTTCTTACGCTTGCGGAAGGAGTTCCGCTGCTTGATAACCCTGATAGTAAACTCATAATGTCTTGTGGTGCTTCAGGTGCTCCACCCATAGGGGAAGCGCCTCCTGCTGGAACGCCTTCAGGAGCAGGGGACGGTTGCTCAACTGATTCTGGGGCCCCAGCAGGAGGAACTGGTTGCTGCTGTGGGGCGAAGATGTCTGCAACGACTTCCTCAATTGCCTGTCCCTTTTGGCGTGCCTTAATCACAGCGGCAATCTGACGCACTACTTCAGAAGCGTCCTGGCCTTGCATAGCCATCTGTGGTATCGCTTGAGAGAGTGCAGTAATGGAACCAAGAAGAGATTCTCTCATCTTCTCGATTCCAATCTTTTCTAGTTCTTGTGTTACGTTGACGGTGA